TGATGCAGTTGTTGTGAATACACATCTATCTAATACAAACATTAGTGACTGGTTCTGGTCGGTAGTCCATGTCTGTGCATTCTGTGAAATGAACAACGAACCAATATATGGTGCAGTGCCAATCTTTGTAACATTCGATGGTATAGGATCACTTGGTAAGTTCTTGCATGAAGATTTCAATGCAATGTCACCTGTTGCGGCACTCCACATCACATATTCATTTGAATTTGATTTCAGAATGAATGCATACAATGTACCAGGTTGAATGTAAATTGGTACAGAGAATGTAAATTCAGTGTAAGTGGTTGAATCCAAGTATTGTGGATTGTCCGAAACAGTTACCTGAGTTGGATTCAAAGTAACAATCGAATGGTCTAGTGTCTGACCATTTGGATAACCATTCAGTGTACCAACGATTGATAATGTAATTGGTGAATTGTCTGTTGTTGGTTTGTTCTTGAAGAAGAACTTGACCGAACTGATAAATGTACCATTCGGGAAGTTGTCTTTATCGACCATGAATGTCTGTGCAACAGGGTCATAAGTGTTTTGAATTCTTACGACAGCCGTATTTGATGATGAAGAAATCAATACGTTGTTTGCATAGTTGGTCTGTACGAATGTACCAGATGCACCAGCAGGTGATGCACCAAAGTTTACCTTCTGTGCGGTCGCCTGTAGACCTTCTGAATAGAATGTGCCTTGTGCAAAGGTTGTTTCTGCACCAGCATTTCCATTTGAATCATCGAAACGGAAGATTCTCTGACCTGTATGGAAAGTATTTGTTGGAACAATGAACACACCATGTATTGCACCTGTTTCGTCCGTTTTCAGGTCGCCCATAGAATAGATGGCATTTGCTGTTGTTGTAACAGATGAACTTAAAACAGCACTTTGGTTTGCACCATAGTATGTTGTAATTGTTGCAGACTGTCCTGCACCAGTACCACTATTGATATAGATGGTGTTACCAACATAGTAACCTTCTGTTGTCGATGCCAGACCAGACAATTGTATTTTTGTGGAACTGTTTGCAGTTCTTACCATACCACCGTAGTGTTGGCTGGACACCAAGGTACCAGATGCGGGAGAAGTAACATAAGAACCACCAGAATTAAACACGGCACTCTTTAGTGTACCGTTGGTGGTGTATGATGTTGATGTTCCATCACCAGCAACATATAGTCTTGTTGTTGTAGATGTTTTCTGGTATGCGTAGATGACACGGCCAGTTGGGTAGAATGTACCAGACGAGAAATATCCGATTACATCACCAGCATTAAATGTCCCTGTAACGCCAGCCAATTCAATAATGTTGGCCTTTCTGAAATACTTATTGACATTCTGTGTATCGAAATATGCATCAACAGATGTATTCAATAACATATTTCTACCAGAAACAACCACTTCTTGAGCACGAACATATGGCATCACGCTTATATCGGTGATGTATTCATTGTTTAATGCATATGTGTTGTTAATCTTCTGATATGTTCCAAGAATATTTGTTTGTGTTTGATTCTGGTAAGTATCAGATGTTACTGTTGTTGTTTGCCACTGACCGCTTGTAGTTGTTTGTGTGGTGGTCTTTGTAGTTGTCGTACCTGGAATGGCTTTCCAGTCACCAGCAGTCAACACGTTCACTGTGTTTGGTGTTTCGGAGAAGATTTGCAGGTCAGGATCAACAACCAAAATTGAAGGTGCATAGTCTGTATCAACCCAGTTATCAATGTTTGGTGTTAAATCAACAACACCTTCTTTGTCAATGAATGAGAATGGATTAACGTTGACGGTTCTTGATGCAAACTTCTGTGATGCCACATTGGATGTGGTGTATGGAAGACTGAAGTACTTTACTTGACCATCTTGGTGGATCTTGTAATCCAAACCAGTTGTTACAGACGATGCCAACTGACCTAAGTTTTCAACCACCAGTGCAGACTTCAATGGGAAGTTTTTGACATTCTGTGTTGCACTTAATACACGGTCACGGCGATTGATGGAAGAATTGTAATCTGTATTGGTTGTATCTGCCGTTGCATAACTAGAGAAGTCATCAACAAGAATACCATTCTTAAATCTATTCAGACCATATGTGTCTGAAATTTGTAGTGCAGATGCCTTCTGTTCCAACAGATTTAATGATGTATAGTATTCAATTCTGTTCAGTCTGTTGTCAATTCTGGAGATATCTTTGAATGTATATCTTCTGTACTGTGTATTCTCAAGAGATAGGTCTGGTATCAAACCAACAGGTGTTTCTGATGCAACATAACCAGTGTATGGTGCGTGTGTAATTGTTGCAAGTAACAATGCACCATCTGGAATCTCAGGTGGATTTGCATCTAAACTTGGAACACCTTCAATGATTTCAAACTTTCTATCTTTACTTAGAACAAGTTTGTCTTTTCTACCAAGATAGTAGGAATAATCACTGTAGTATACACTCAAGTCTGTCGGTAGATTTAGACCATAGTTCTGTGGACCTGTGCTTGAATAACGGTAAATAAAATCTACCTGTGCATTTTGTCTCGCAGGTCTGAAGTCTAAACAGTCACGCAGACTGTAGACTGTACCATTGGTACTCTTGTACGATGGTATGGATCTGTATTCTTCTTGTAGTGTCGAGTTAGTGTATGAAGCAACACTGAAATAACCATCACCACCGGTGTGTTGATAGTAGTCAACATAAACAAGGATGTTTCCTTTTGGTGCTGCTGCACCCGGTTTCAATGCAATAGATGCATGGTCATAGAAACCGTCTCTTTGTCCGTTATCAAATGTAAAGTTGGATGTTACATCATATAAAGTGTTCAACAACATATTTGTGGTTGGTGCCACGTTTGCATCTTGTGTATCAATAATCTTAACGATTCTCTTTACATCAGACAGATACAGACTTTGTTTTTGACCTGGTGTTACCAGTCCTGCCTTTGTGATGTATACTTGACCTGTTGAAGTCAATGAAGTGTCATCAACGTATGTACCAACACCAACTTGTGTGCCAGAAATGTTTACTGTTGCGAGGTTGGCTGTGATTAGGTTCTTAAACTTACGGATGAAACCTGTGTTGTCAGCATTTTGAACATAAACTTTTGCAATGATTGTTGCCGTGAATGGTAACAAATCTGTTGCATCAAATGTTGCAATTGATGCATCGTTATCCAATGTAACGGTTCTTCCTGCTGTCACCCAAGGTACAATATCACCATTCTTAATTAAGGTGTTTGAACCTTTGTCTGTAACCATGACAACATAGTTTTCCAATACAGTAGAAGAACTTAACACGGAACTAGGTGTACCAAAGTGATAGAACACACCATCATATGCGTTCTCATAGTTTAGTTCAGCTGAAACACCACTACCTGTTGAGGTGAAGGAGATATTTCTCCAAACTTGTTGTGTTGTGTATGATGAATCTGTGATTGATGATACAAAATTACCAACCTTGAAAATCATTTCAGATGAATTGGTATTCTCAAGCAATGCGTCACCAGTTGAAACAAAATCTGTTTTGCCCTGTACGTTAATTCTTGCAGATGCATCTATGTTTCTATTACTGTCAACTGTAACAATAGATTCTGTATCTTTAACATCAAAGTTCAGTACATAAACTGATGCAGTTGTTGGTTGCACTGTCCAATCTCTATTGACCTGTGCAGTTCTGGTTGCACCATCATATGCAGAGATGGTTCTGACCTCACCACGACCAGGACCAGCAACGATAGAAATGTTAACACCCTTATACGCATCGTTCACGGTTGAATATGAAGATGCAAGTTGAATGGTGTTTGTACCACCTGCAGCCGCATTGGCTGATGGTGCTTTGCTTTCTAGGTTGTACAAGAATGCCTTGTAGACATAGGTGTTTGCATTGGCTGTGTTTGAACTTGTGTCGTATGCCAGACCACGGATATAACCAGTTGCAATTGTCGTTGCTGCATATGTTCCGTTTGAGGATGTGTTGATACTCTCAGGCAAAACACAATGTAATTCTACCTTCTGTGCAACTGTTGTATCGAATGAAGATGATGTATTACCACGTAGGTAATCCACATACATGTAAGAACCATAGTCAACGAAAACTGGTCCGTTATTTCTGGTATCGGTAGTTCTTGCACGATTGGAAACGATATCAATTTGACCAGGACTTTCTACACGGTAACCATGTACATAAGCCAGACCTTTTCCTACCGATAGAATGTAGGAGTTTGTGTCATCAGGATTAGGTTTAGGTGTCAACTTGAAGTTATCAATAACGAAATCGCCATTGGTTTCATAGTTTCTTTTTGCAAAGTAATCATCAATGACGTTGTATACCGAACCGTCCAACATTTTTGCAACAGAACCATCTGTTACACGGACCAATTCGATGAATTTATTGTCATCACCAAATTGAATTGGTCTGGTTTCTAATGTTAATTGAATAACATATCTGTCTGCACCAGGTGCCTGATAGTTTGTGGAACCAATGGCTGGATCCAACAGAGAATTGTCGTTGATGTAATCATAAATTGTTTCGGTAATATTCAGACCGATTCTTCTTGATGGTGTATTGCTGTACTTTTCCACAATAACAGTTTGTGGATTAACCTGTACGAAATGTCCCTCAACATAGAAAACACCTTCTGCAACAGAAGCAACAGAAGATTTACCGGTTGAACCAGAATCAATTGCCTGTACGGCAGAATTAGATGCAACATCATAAATGATATCACTGTCACCAAATCGACTGCCTGTTTTATATGCAACGATTAATGTGGGTGGATCTCCAGCGGTGGCAGTACCAGTTGGTGTCGCAATCTGAACAACTCTGGCAATTACGGTACCAGTTGCGTTTTGTACCAACAAACCTTCCCAGTTTGTAACATCAATATCAATGTCATTAAAGGTTGTCTTTAACTTGATGTAATATACATCGAAGTTTGTTGTGACTTGACCACCAGTTACAGGAGAGTTTTGCTTGAAAATGTTATCAGCAAACTTGGTAACCTGGTCTTGAAGTATACTTTGTGCCTGTGTTAGTTCTCTGGCCTGAACTGCATAACCAGGCTTAAACAAAACACGATGAAAGTTTTTCGCTGGGTCGAAATCATCGTAGTATGGATCAACATTGAAATTTAGAGCCATTTTTTTCCTTTAATAACCTAACACAAATTTATATTGTTCTATTCCGTCAGAACTTCTTGTGACACTAGACCTGTTTTCAATGTGTGTGATATATCCTGAGAACAATGAAAAGTCTGGTTGAGAATATGATAAGAGAGTTCTTGTAGTTTTTGATACCGTACTATTTAATGGTGCATTAATTGTCGGTGTACCTGTAATATTTAGAAGGTTAATTATATTGGATGCAGTATCGAAGTATAAAACTGTAGCAAAAAATGTTGCAGTTTCGAGACTGTCACCTTGATAAACAATCTCATCAGGTACATATGCACCAAAACCTGGTGCAACAATCGTGTCTGTTGTTGTCTTATAGATTGCACCGGTCGCAGGTACATAGGTGTCATTCGTAGTCAACAAGGTCTTTGTTGATGGGTTTGCAATTAATCCAATCTGATAATAATCTATTTCAGTTGGAATTTTACCACCCTCCGAACCATTAAACTGAACTGAATACATAACATGACTACAACCTAGTTCTGAAATAGGATCATATCCATGACCACCAACTGGAGACAGTGGTGTTTCTAGAACGGCAGATTGTCCTAACGAGGAAACAATTCTGGAGTTTGCATATGTATAATTTGAACCTGTATTTGTTACAATAATATCTGTTACTACACCACTTTCAGATACTTCTGCTGTCGCTGACGCACCTGTTCCGTCACCTGTAATTGCAACAGATACTACCGCATTGGCTGGGTCATAGAACAAACCACCTTCCAATACATTAATAACTTCTACACCACCACTACCGATAGAAGTTTTCTCTGCGTTTGGTACATTTCTACAACAGGTATGGGCATCAAGATGCGTCCATAAACTTTAACTTCAGACCGGTATCAATCGTATACATAAATTTCCACTTGTAACCGTCAGAACCTTGGAAGATATTGTTGTTACCGTAAACACCAGGTTCAAAGTATGGTTCTTCAGTTGAAGGTGCACCATTTTTGTTCCACAAACACTTGAATACCTGGTCGTAACGATTTTTTACATAGAATTTGTAAAAAGGATTATTGTTTTCATCCTGTACATTCATGTCCAAGGTGTCTTTGTAAGAATCATACACCGTATTGGCTGTCCAATCTCTCCTTGCAATTACAGGAGAAATGTCATTTGAAGTAACATGCTTGACAACAAAGATGTTTTTGTATATATTCTTCAGTGACTTAACATCTTGTGTTGGCACCGGTGGATTATCTGGAGTTTCCCAAGGTTCGGCTCTAGATAGAAAACAATATGTCTGAGTGATTGTATTGTTGGCCGGAGGAACAATCGCAACAGGTGCATAGTAGACCTGTTCAACCTGAGTTAATTTTGCGGTGTTCGTAATAAGAAATTTATTTGCCATGATTTATTTATTACCCAATAATAGAAACGAAAGTGTTTGCATTATCACCATCAATACTAAAGAACTTCAACAACATAGAACTGCCAGCAGTAATTGTTGTCGTGGTTGATTTGTTTGTGGATCTCAACGCAGCACAACCGTGTGTGACGGTGTGGTTTGCATTGTCAACGTTGACCAACCAAACTTCAACAACTTTGCCAGCAATATAGTTTGTATGTGTGATGGTTAAATCTGTGGCCAAATTGGCTTTGATAATGGAATCTGTATCATAGTTGACAGTAATTGCAGTCTGGTTTCCACCTGGAATTCTAGGTGTGAACACAAATCCCTTAGTTGGTATGATTGTTCCAGAGAAAGCCGCCGTATCTCCATTGAATGATGCAACCTCTGTCACATTGTTTGTGCCAGATGCTGTTGTCATAAAACGAATTCTTGTTGGCTTAGATGTGTCGGTGTGGTCACCGGCAGCCACAATCTCAATTCTGCCATCCGCATACTGACTAAACTTGGTTGCACCGTATGCATTGCCACCGAATCTAGCAATTATATCATTGTTGGCCACAGCCAAAGGATTTGCAGAAGTACCACGAGCACGACGACCAATGAATGAAACATAATCTGATGCAGTGTTACTGTATGATTCACCAACGATACGGTTACCTTGTCCGTCTGGACCAACTGTCAGTATTGTATAACCTGGATTGGAAGGAATACCGTAAGAACCTGTATTAGAACCATTAACCAACAGATACACACCATTACCTGGCATATCTGGCTTAACAATCTGCATTGCATATTTGACTATAACATTACCTGTAACATTCAAGTCACCAGCAAATGTGCCTGTTGTGTTTGCCAATGCAGCATTAGCCGTTGCATATGCAGAGTTTGCCTTTGAGAACGCAGAGTTCGCATAATTGCCAGCAGTTACTGCTTTACTGTCGGCCGTTGCAGCATTAATAACAGCTGTTGCAGCTGTGTCACCTGCTGCGTTCGCAAATGCAGCTGCGGAGTTTGCTGTGACAAAGGAAGAATTTGCCTTGGTAAAGGCTGAATTTGCATAGTTGCCTGTCGTATTCTGTGCAGCAAATGCGGAGTTTGCCTGTAAGAAGGATGCATTTGTTACCGCAAACGGTGCTGCCGCTGTGTTTTGTATCGTATCATTACCAAAAATAATTGGTAAGTTTCTCAGTTTGAAACCGGTATTGTAGATGAATTCGGCAGAGATACCATTTGCATCGGCAGAACCCAATAGAATAGAAACATTCTTATTTGGAACCGTTGTACCAATCACCAGGTTTCCACCAGGTGTGTTTGCCATGTCACCTTGAACAACCAAGTATCCGTCCAAAGCTTTTGCATAGGTGTAACCTGGATAGTTGAAAGAAGAACCGTTCAATCCCAGGTCAATATAGTATGTGGTGTCCGTACCATTATTTGCGGTGATAACAAAGTCTGCCGAACCATTGCCACTATTATTCTGTAGATTTACTTGCAGGTAATTGTCTGATGAACCAGCAAATTGTGCGACAGTGTTTGGTAAGACCACTGCATTGTTACCCACATTCAGAACATTATGTGAATAAAGTCCTTGTGCAAGTGTTGTACCTGTGAATCTACCAGTTGTATCTGTTGGCACATCAACGACCAAAAACACCGTCTGTGCGGTGTTTGCATTAAGTGCTGTAATTAATGGTAGTTGCGTAATCTTTACTGTTGACATTGTTTACCCCAAAAGGATGATTTTTCCATCTTGTGTTATGATATTTCTTCCGTCCTGAGTTACTAGTTCAGGTATGTATGTTGTTCCTACTGGTCCAATTAATGTGATTTGGTCTAATACATAGTTACTTTCACTGACGAATGTTCTATTGACACTCATGTATGAGTTTGCATCACTCGTCAGATTCTCGGTCAGATAGACCACATTATCTTCATAATCTACATAATTGACCGTCTTTTGTGTATTGTTTGCAATTAGAACCTTGTCTCCTGCGAACAGAATATCTTTCAACGGATAGAATACATCGGTATATGTTCCGTTGTTGATGACATTGTAAACCGCAGTATGGACTTTCGTAATATTTATGGTGTTTGAACCTGCGTTTGCAGTTACAGATGCCACGTTTGAGAAGGTCAACCAAACATTTGCATCTATTTTAACTGTATCGTTAACAGAATCTACCGCAAGTACCAGACCTGAGACATTTGAACCTTTTGAATTTTCCAGTTTCAATATGTTTGAGTTTGCA